GTAACGATCCTCTTCGGCCGTCGAGAACTCACGCAACAGCTTCACGCCCAAAGCGCTCATCACAGACGTGGTCGTGCCGTTGTCCCTAAACGCCTCCCGAGAGGCCATCTCGTATTGGATATCGTCGTTCATTTGCCAGGATTAGCTGCCGTTTTTGCCAACCGCTTAAAGCCTGTTCCAAGCGAATCAACCCAGTCCTCAGCCAAAGAGGTATTCTTGTTCGGACCCTCGCGGATGATCTCTGGCTTAACCGGTTTGACTTTTTCCTCGATCTGCTGTGGTGTCGGCTTTGCCTGATTGACAGATTTAGCGACAATGACTGGCTTGGCAGATACAGGCTTGGTAACTACAGGCTTGACAGCCTTCCGCGCCAAAGCTTCAGCCTTGTTTTCTGTGCTGTACTTCATGCCAGGCTTACCCGCCCAGTCAAATGTCTTATTACCAGCATCACGGTTGCGCTTCCAGGCCTGGGCAAACGTCTCCTTATCAGTGGTTTTTGTATCTGCCAACTGCTTTACTTCTACCTCGCCCCTGACTACAGGCTTGGTCTCTACTGCATTAAAAGCCTCGCTGAACAGCTTTGCGTCTTCATCCTCAACTGGTGCGCTTGCAGCCTCTTTGACGGGCTCCATTGGCTCCAGATCAGGCGCAGGCGGCTTTGGGTCATCGGCCGTAGCCTCAGCAAAGCTGTCGGCATACTCTTTAGCGCGTTGGCGGGTTTCTTCATCAATCATGATCTGCTTTCAATTTAGGGAGGGTACCGGGTACCCTGCCTCAATAACCGGCCGATGTGGCCGCTGGTCTCACTCTTGTCGGTCTGGCGCCACGACTCGAATCGCGGTAGCTCACCGGGATAGCAAATGTCAGCGCCATAGCGTCTGCGCCGTCGGGCGACCTGACTTGCCTGGCCTTCATGTGCTCTTTCTTTTCCAGCAACTTCCTGCCGTTTGAGCTCACCTTGGGCTGAGGTGCTGTCAGATCACTGATCAGTGCCGCGTTATTCGGTATCCGGCACGGTTTATCAGCGAACCACTCACTCATCAGCCACCACATCTCGGCACGGATGTTCTCGTAACGCTCTGAATCTGTAGCACGTTGGGCGCTGTTGATGCCAATAACAGGCACATTAAGCTCATTTAGCCTGTCATAGACACCAGCGCCCAAACCGCCCTTGTCAATGATCAAACCGTCTGGTTTGTGCTCGGTGTTGTACTGGCTCAGCAGGCCAGCAATCTGCATCGTGTCCAACCCCTGGTGATATTCCATGCGAAACACCGTGCGCCCACGCCTGAAACAAATCGCAGTCCTGTCAGCGTCCTCAATCCCATCGCCCGCTGGATCACAGCCAATGATCAGCGGCGCATTCATGTCTGCTGACGTGCTGTTGACCGCAGCCATCACATTGCTTGGGTTGATCAGCGGGTTCTTTGAGCTGGTCTGGAACGCTTCTGCCGCGCAGTTCGGATACTCTTGCATAAACAGCCAGGCAAAACCATCACCATAAGAGCTGATCTTGTTCCTGCGCCACTGCAACTGCTCATCGTCCAGTCCATAAGTCTCCGCCAACAGCACCTCATCATCATCGCGCTGAAAGCCTGTTGTCACCGGCGCGCGGTACTCTGTAGACCAAAACCATGGCAAAAACACTGTGATGTACTCACCCCGGCCAGCTTCGGCCTCTTGCCATAGTGAGTGAAACGCATTGCCAATCCCATTGGCCGTGCTCTCAATAATGATCTCTGAGCCATCAACATCCGGCACCACGTTTCCCAGGCCAGCCATGTGCTTTTGCCCGTTAGACCAGAATGAAAATTCAGACAAGTGTGCCAACTGCGCCGTCATGCCTCGCGCCACATCCTCAGTCCCTGCTGTTGCCAGAGAGTAGCGGCTTCCCAGCTTATCAAACACCAGCTCAATGGCATTGGACTTCTCTGTCGAGACGCCCATCGGGTTGTACTTGTGGTACATCTTGACCATATCAAAGAGCCCGCTCGTGCTCTTTTGCTGATGCGCCACGATCAAAGTCTTGCGGCCAAATGCCGTTGTCGTCTTGTGATAAAACCTGGCCGCCGCATACGTCGACACGCCTTGCTGACGACCTTTAAGCACCAGCGCCCGGACCTTACCAATCTCCTTGAGCTGCGCCTCAAGCTTCTCATGCAGATACTGCTGAGGCTTGTTAAAAACAAACGGGACCGTCTTGCCCGACTTATCAGCAATCTTCAGGCAATGCGCACCAAAGACCTCCAGGCTGCCAACCATGAGTTTTAGCCCAGGCTTGAGATCATCACTCATCGTTGCCAATTGATCTCAGCAAGTCCTCAAATGCTGCGGTGCTTGCCTTTTCCGAATCCAAGCCGAACATCTTGCGCTGCATCGGTATGTAAATCCCATGCGCCGATGCAACCTCTTTAGACAATTTGACCCGTCCAGCCAGGCTGATCACGTAGCGAAACATGTCAATGTCACGATCAGTTACAGACCCAGCCAAGCGCTCAGACAAGGCCTCCAAGCCCTCTTTGAACTTTGGATCACCCAAAGCAGCAATCTCTTTTGCCTGCCCATAAACGGTTGCCATCGTCAGCGCAACAGCCTCACGGTGCTCTATATCAACACTTGCGGCGATGTCGCTGTAGCCTTTGACAACCTGCGACTCAGACAGTTTGGTTTCCATGGCAACCGATTTGGCAACCACTTGAGTGGCAACCATGTTTTGGGTTGTCTGGCGAATCTTTTCCGAAAGGTCGCGCGCCCACATGAGCTTTGTTGCTCTCTTTTGAATGGCGGTATGAGAAACGCCAAACTCTTTGGCAATCTGGCGAACCGTCAACACTCCGGCGCGATAATGGAATTCAATCAGCTCCCAGTCTGGGCTGCTTTTTGTTTTTTCATTATTCATAGCAGTTAAATCTCCTTAAGCTTCTAACTGCTTGGTGGAAATAAAAAAAGCCCCTGGAGTTACCTCAACAGGGGCGAAGTCCATTACTGGACACAGGGAGACAAAGTAACTTACTCGCCAAGAGTATTGACACTTGGCGGAGTGAGTGTTGTTTGGTGCTGCGGCAAGAGGCACTTGTGCCCTAAAAAAGCCGCTTGTTTTAGTACCGGGGCTGTCTGTCCGGCTCTATTGCTACTGGTAATGTAACAGATACAAGGTATTTTGCAATAGAGTCAACAATTATTTTTTAGACTTCCAGATGCATCCATCACACATTGGATCAATCTTTCCCAATTCGGTGAGTTTGTAGTTGCACGCCTTACTGCCATTGAACTCTATGTCCACTATTTTTGCCACTGCTGAGTCTGCTGTTCTGATCCATCCATCCTGCGCCGGGTAGGTCGGCAAATAGTCGGCGCGGTCATGACATCCGTAGTGCCTCACCATTTGATTATCCTGATCCAGCGCGTCTTGGTGCGCAGAAACAAGCCAGAATTGCGGTAGAACCTTGGGCTTTGCCAAACGAATCTCATAGCAACTCCAAGTCTTTTCTAAGCTCTCTAGCCATCTCGCCAAAAACCATTTGGCACAGTGTGTCGATCTCTCCACTGAGCCAGTAAGCGTCATCCACGTACTCAGTGCGCACCAGGCGGTTCAGCGGTATGTGGCCAGACCCTAGACAGGCTGGGCACTCACGGCTCTCGTCGATCACAGGTGAATTCGGAATCAGCGGATGACCATGCCCGCCGCAGGTCAAGCAAGCTGGGTGGCGCCACCACTTCAGCACGGCCATTGCTACGTCTTTGGCGGCCAGCTCTTGCATCGTCTTGCCATCACGCGCAAAAGAGCGCTTCCTGAGCCACCTGCCCATCATCTCAGCCACTTCCTGGGCTCCAGTCATGTGATCTGAGACCAACACCCCCCACACCGCCAGTGCCACGGACTTGCGCTCACTGCGCTTTGCAACGATACCTGCAGCAATCAGCACATCAGCACTTCCAATGCGGTTCGGGTTCAGCTTCAAGTTGCTGGTCGTGCGTGCGCCAAAGTAGCGCTCCTGCATTGAGCGTCCGGTAGCCATCAGGTGGCATCCCTTAATTCGTGATCTGTGATGCGATGGAAGTTGCATGGATAACTCATTTTTGCTCTCTCAGCGTCTTCTTTGCGCATTTCAATCCAGCGGTTCGCACTGTCTGCAATATCCTGCATGTCTAGCGCTGGGCTCTTGGCGCCGCGCTTACCGGCGGCCAGGGCTTTTTTGACAATGTGCTGAGCCACCGGGCAACTCACATCAAACAGTTCCAAAATTCGGTAGACATCGATCTGTTGCAAATGCGCAACATCACGGAAGTAGTGGCTGTGTGTCATACGCTCTCCTCGTAAGGGGTCAATCGAACTTTGATAAAACCACCAATTTGATCTTTGACAAAAGGCCTTAGAACAAACCGTTTGTCATCAATCCCCAGCGCCAGCGCCAGCCCATCGCGCCCCGCCTTGAAACTGGCGATTATGTTGTCGTCATCGCGTGCACGGCGATCTGGCGGGTAAACATCAAGCCACAGCGCGATCCTTGGTGAATCTGGAGCCACCATCCCAGCCTCTTTGCAAAGCGCCCAGCAAACCTCTTTGTAGGCCTTTGTCAACTTTGACTTAGCTGCCCAATGAAGCCTGGCGTTTGGGCTCAGCCCTTTGGGTGGCCACGGCAAAGTCAGCTCTTTTTTGAGGGAGGGTACCGGGTACCCTGCCTCTTTTTCAAGCGTTGCTGCGTTTAAGTTGTTTGGCATAGGGCTAATTTTACTTTAAAATTCAGATGTGTGTTGCTGTACTACAAACATTTGATGTATAATTCTTTCCGTCAAGTGTTGCACCACACGACTACTTGAAGCCGTTTTCTCATGCGTTAGCCCGAAAGGGTTCCAGTGGTGCAACACTGGAGCGCAGCAGAAAACGGCTTTTTTGCGCTCCAGACCCGTTCAGGGTTCTATCGGGAAACCCCACTGGCAAATGTAGGAAGCAAAATTCAACAGGTCGTGCTGTTGGTGGCGTGTAGGGCAAATGAAGCTGGGGGCAACGTTCTTACCTGGATTGGTTCCGCAAAGAAGACTGTACATGCGGAGCGGTGATCTTTGGTTGTATCGGGGTGTGGGTTCAAGTCCTGCTCGTACCGGGAGCCAGTGACAGGCCGTGTCATCTACCCAGGCAACGGGTAGCAAGTTGTCAAGCGCAGAGCAATTGATGCAGATGCGTGCTGGGAATACTCGTCCGGGCTCCCTTCAGAAATAGATCCCCACCTGTGCATCACGGGTTGGGGATTCTTTTAACCGAAAAGCCTGAGCCACTGCCGCTTAGAAATAGCATCTTTATCCAACAGGAGCATGCAACATGAGAATCGACCTGACCTGCAACTTTGCAGACAAAGACATTGTCAAATCGCTCGGAGCCAAGTGGGACTCGGCGCGCAAAACCTGGTTCATTATTGACATAGAAGACTTGACACCTTTCATGCGCTGGATACCAAGCCATCGCTCCAGCCAAGGCACTGCGCAGGTTGATAGCATCACCCTGAAAGAGTACCTGGCGTCCCGCTACACCAGCGGCGCCAAGGCACTAACCGCCTCGGCAGCAAGAGCTTTCCGTGTGCCGTACCCACTGGAGCATGGCTGGCACGCCAAATACGCCACAAACGCCATCAGCCTTGAAGCAATGCAGGCAATCAAGAAGAAAGTTGGCAGTAAGCGCAAGCAAACCATCATCAAGCACGCAGCAAAGGTGGCATCAATAAAATCACCTCCGAATGGCTGGGCTCCATCCAGGAAGACCAAGGCTTAACCAGGGGCCAGGTTCAATTGCTTGGAATCTGGGCCAAAAAACAAGCCCTCGTCGGCTATGGCTACCTGCCAGACCAGGTGGCGCCCAGGTGACTGGATAGAAACGCGCGACCCTCGTTGCACACAAGCCCACACACGCCTTCGCACACACTCACGCATCGTGCCCACGCAGTCTCCGACTTGTGCATGCACCATGCGCATAGGTCATGCGCAAGCACATCGCGCGAGGCCAAAACGCAATACCCATAAAGTTTGCTCAAGTTTACAAAACACGCCGTTTTCATTGGTGAACTGCACACTTTTGTTGCCGTTTTAGCATGATGACTTGACACAATGTTTGCTTTACGGCTACACTTCATCCCATCGAACGGCATCGTCCGGATCGCCAGACCAGCAAAAACGGTCACCAGCTCTGCACTCGGAGCTAACCAAAATAAACGGGTGGCACTTAGACCTGATGCATGCCAATGCACAGCGAGTGGGCTGGGAGAAGGTAACTGCGCCACCGATTGAAGCCGCAGTGAGGGTTAGCCCCCAAGAAAAACAAAACCGCAGGTGCCCAGGGGGTGCCGCCAGTTCTCTGGTGCAAGTGTATGGATGTGCACTTACACCAGCGTATTACTTATCTAGCAGCCACCTCGTAACGGTGGCTTTTTTCGTTTCTACCGGAGAAAACCATGAGCTCATATGCAAGACAGCTTGAAGAAGCGCTTGAGAAACAACGCCAAATCAAAGGCGACATTGAATTCCTGCGGCTTCAGATCAAGCAAGAGAAAAAACAGACGGCTTGGTGCAGAAAGTCGCCAGACATCAAGGCGCTCAAGAAACTGATTCCAAACCACCGGATAGACAACGGTGCTGGGCTGACTTACTTCGGAGTCACCTTGGAATGCACTGATAAGCGCATCACTCTTCCAGATGGTTGGGTGCAGTTTGATAACGAAACGTGGTGCAACACTAACACGCTGGCTTCCCTCGTGTGTAAAAAATACAAAAAACACGGCGTCCCCATCCATGTGTACATCAACCAAAAGGTGTGCTAAAGCATGGAGAAAGAAGGCTTTGTTAAACCAATTTTGGTTTAACCAGCGTGTTAAACATTCAGCATAAACCGCAAAACAAAGCCTCGCAAGTCGGGGCTTTGTTGTATCTGTTTAATAAACAAGGAAAAAAATAATGGGATCAATCTGGAACACCAATCTCACCGACTCTGAAATTGAGCGTTACGCCTATATCTACGGCAAACGCCATCTGGCCAGTTATGCCGCCTGTGTCGAAGATCAAGAAGACCTTGAAGACCGCCATGAACAAGAGCTTGAGGCTGCCC